AATTGATTTGATGTTACTATACATTGCGTCTGTTTCTCACACTCACAAACGCAATTATATAAATACCTTCCAGGTTTGGATTTTCCGGAAATTCCTAATACTGTTAAACGCCCAAACTTTTTTCCTGTTAAATCCTTGAAACTTGACATGTATGTCCTTGGTTTCTTAACAGGTTACTTTACTTTTATTTAACTGTCTATGCCTTTGATAACTCTGTTCATCCTAGCCCAGTTAGCCTGCCTTTTCGAGTCATTGAGCATGTGCGGGGCGTGGTCTCCAGTTTGTGTTACGCCTCCTACCGACATAGACTGAGGGCGTGTGAAGTTTTCGTTAGCTCTCTTCTCATCTTTACGAGAGTTAGAGTTAGGAACGAGCTTCTTCACTGTCTTATACACATCCGACCACTTCTGGAAAGAGTCTGGAGCACTAGCAAAAGCCCTGGAAATTTCGGGGTGATGGTATTCTAGGTAGTCTAGATTCTCTGTGCTGCATACATCGTTAAAATCGGAATGAGTTTGTGTTAACCGTATAGGGTACTCTGTCTGCTCTCGTTCCTTTTGCTCTTGATCGTACTTTGCACGCTCTGTCTGCATCGCTTTATCTACTCTCTTTTGTATGTCATCCTCTTCTTCATAAGGATCTTGGCTTTGATTAGCCTGTCTATTTAGAAGAGATTCCATCGCGGATTTAAGCGCCGCTGCTTCTTTTTCTTTCTCAGCTAGCTTTATCGCGGATTCTTCGGCTTTCTTACGGTCGATATCTCTTTGATCTCTAAACTTCCTCCAATTAATCTTCTCTTGATCTTCAATTGGTTCGGTTTTCCCTATTTCCTTTTCTTTTACGGCTTCTTCTGCTACTTTCAAATTATCTTCAGTCATTTTAAGGGCTCCTGTGAACGATACTAATATTAAATCCGATGAAATACAAAAAAATCTTGCCCATTATAGACAAGTTATAGGGTATATGTCTGCTAATGTTCCACTCGGGGTGCTCTGCCTGCCTAAAAAGCTGGAAAAAGTCTTAAGCTCCGACGGCTGTATTAGAGTCTATGACCTGATCAACCGTGATCTTACTGAAATCAAAGGAATCGGTGAGAAGAGTATTTCCCTCCTTACATCCCGCCTGGATGAGTTTTTCACGATTGGCATTTAAAAATTCAAGTTCCGCTAGCATGTCCAGATTGTGTTCCTTGCGTATGTGAGGCCAGAACTGCTTGTTAAAGAATGCGTCGCACCAAACCTTGGTTCTTTCCCACTTCTTATGGATAACTGTAGCCTCTGATATCGCTGCCATTACTTTAGCCGGGGGTAGACTCCAAAGGAATCGTAGGGCGTCTAGCTTCTTGTTGTATAGCCACACTGCCTGCTCAGGCCTAGGGCTAGGTAGATAGGGGTAGGAATAAAACTTCTGTCTGACTATGCCGTGTATGAGAGGATCTGAGGCTCTTACCATCACTACGCAATACTCATCTTCATCGATCTTTTCTATATGATCTCGAGCATTACGGAGAGCTTGCGGGATCACATCCCACATTTGGGCTTCTGCTACTTCTCTTCCATCATACTTACAAGAATCGCTGGCTGCCTTTAGGGAGAGCTCACCAGCTGTTTTCCGTTTCATCAATGATCTGTCTCGTTAACTTTTACGTATGTTGTCTTCCTATCTTTTGATTGCTTAGGCGCAAAATCTGCCCCTTCGGTGTCCTTCATATTTTTAGAAGGAGCGGTCGGGTTGTACTTAATTTCCCAAGCTTCCTTAGGAATACAGCAACCGTTTCCCCCTGATCGGGGGCGTTTTTTATCAGACATAATTACCTCGTCTAGTACTTGGTTCTGTTTTTCTTAACGTAAGCTGCAAGAGCATCTGTTGACTTCTTTAGGTCTTCAGGATTGCTAAACTCACCTGCATACTTAAGGTCACAAGATTTGCCTAGTTGGCCGTCGTTCTTTTCCCACTTTTCTCTTGGCATACCTGCATGCCCACCTTTTTTCTTTTCCATTTTATACTCCTTGTTGTGTAGGGGCAGCCTCAGGCAGAACGGTTTCTCCTGAATTTGCCGCTTTCATTGCTTGTGCTAATTCCCAATTGCGTTTAACACCTTCTAAATCCATTCCTTCTAGTTCAATCATTACTTTTATAAGGTTTAGTTCGGCTTCAGTTTGCTTATGTTCCGCGTTGGCGTTAAGGTCTTTTATCTTAGCTCCTCTTTCCACCGCTGACATCATAAGATCTTTCTCTCTGGCCATATCACTCTGAGCTTTTGCATAGGTAGCCATGATCTTACTTTCATCTACCTTGTCCTGCTTAGCTGCCTCGTCTTGTTGCTGCTTGGATTGTTGCTCTGCATTCTTCTGCATATTCTCAATGATTTGCTTTTTGTTAGTGATGAAAGCAGCGTTGAGTATATCCGAATCTGATATCTGTATACCAATTTCTTTAAAATGTAGCAACTGCTGCAGTTCCATTTGACGTTGAGTCGTAGAATAGTTCCCTTCCTCTACAGCAACAGAGTATTTTAGAGAGTGAGAAGTAAAGAACCTCGGGTCCGCTTCATGCCCTAGGATAGCTTGGACTTTGCCCCTAGAAAAGTTTTTCCTAATGGCCTGAAGTCTTATCTTTCCGTAGAGTCTCTGGGAGTAGTCAAGCTTATCGAAGATGGTTTGTAGTGTGACAAGACCTGCGCCCTGTCGTAGAGCGGATAGAATCCCTGACTTGTCATCGGTAGCAGCACCTAAGAGCTCCTCGTTAACTCCTGATATCTTAGTAATGTCCTCGGACAGTGATCTAGATAGCTCAAGCATTGAAGCGGGAATCGAAGGGGGCTCTATTCGTTGTAGTTCGGCGGGAAGGTGACCCGCTTTAAGAGGGATAACAAAACCTTGTCCCGACTGCCTAAAGGCCTTAGGGTCCACGACAGCATCAACGGGGTAAATCCATCCAGAATTTACTTGGGATTGCAAAATATCTAACTCTATAATCTTTCTTTGATTATATAGGTACTGCGCATCCCTAAGATTGCGAACAATTCCTTGAATCTTCCAAGCATAGGACTGAATGTCAGGCTCGTGGTAACATAAGACAGGAACCATAGGGAATGAGTCGATGCGTAAAAGGTTTTCACCGTTATACACAGTCTTTCCACCTAGACAGATAGCTAGCTTTACGGTAGGCACCTGTGCTTTCTTAACCACTAGCCAAGGTTGCTGACGTAGAACATCCTTTAGCATGTCCTCCGATTCGTCTTCCTGTGGCTCCCACTCAACAGATTCTCCAGATTTAGGATCTAGGATAATGGTAGCTTCTCGGGTATCTCTATAGTGAAACTCATCGTATGAGAAAAGACGGCTAGAGAGATTGATAAGCTCGGCTTGAAGCGGGAACCTTCCATCCTTACCCCCCGACGGCTGCATCTTATCTATCTCTTTGGCTTGGCCGGGAAGAAGCGATTTAGCAGCGTTTTTAGAGACCCAGCGCCTACGCCAGATAAACTGGCAGTCCGTAAGGTCTTGTTTGCGAAAGTGTGGATCGATGAGAAAGTTATTATAAGCCACGTTGTCAGTGAAAAGGTCACCAGAAATAGGGTCAAGAGTGTAGTCAGGGTACAGGTGCAAAAGAGAGATGCCAGTGTCACAAGCCCCTTCAAAAGCTTGAGAAAGATACTCGTGAAAGCCATCGCGTTCTTCGCTCCACTTTAATACTTTGTTGTACTCGTCGTTTAAAGGATCACTGTCGCTCTGTGTAGGCATAGTGATAGTGGATTTGCGATTTTTGCGTTGATGTCCGCATATCATGTTTACATGTCGTCTGATGAGGTTGAAGAAGAAGCGCCTAGACTGGTACCACTGATTGTCTCCGTAGATCATAGACCATAAAGACTGGTCACCTACTTTGAAGCGCTTGTCGATGGCACCTTGTTGCCACATGGCGGCATTTGATGGGTATGAACTCGTATAGAAGTGGTCCATCATTTGTTTGATGTGACCTGAGTTTTGATCGGAGGGATCTACGTAGCCATTGCTCGTAGGAGAAACCCCCCCTTTTGAGTAATCACCGCCGGTCTCGTAAGCTGCCATGAGGAACCTATGTACTATAAAAGATTTTTATATCATATGTTAGGTTATGTGAATATAGATAATTTTACTATATGTTTGAATTAATAATTACATATAACCGCCAGAATCTCCAAAACCTGACAGCTCATTGCTCTTTCCATAGATATTAGCCTTTATCTGTTCTATGGTAAGTTGTTCATCAGGATTATTAAATTCAGCAGTCGGAAAGGCAGAAAATACACAATATCTGAGAGAATCCATAATATGGTCCCGAATCTTTAAAGGTCTGTCCTCTCCTCGATCACTAGCTTTCTTATCCCATACATACGTTTGTATGCAGTCTATTAAGTTAATGCATGATCTATGAAATACTAGGCTCTTATTAGCTATGAACTTGCTAGTCACACGAATCCCAGGAATTACGTCGTTTTTAGCATCAAGCACAGGCAGATTCATTCTTCTTAACTCCAGCTTAAAAGATGCAGCCGCTGGATCTACATAAATAGATCTTATATTCCTGTACCCAATAAACTCCTTGATGTCTTGCGCTAACTCATCATCAGTTTTTTGACGTCCTGTCTTTTCACAATCATAGTAGTACTCTTTCTCTATACGTAGTTGTGGCCATTGGTTAGGCGTTACAGCACAAAGAACGGCTGCGGTAGCATTGCTAGTTCCATAGTCAACCCCCATTATATAATACGTAGTATTAACAGGGGAGTTGTCATATATGTTCATTTCATCATACGAATCATAAATCAGTCCCGAAGCTAACGCCCACTCGCCCAGGACATATCTTCTATAAAAAGCTCCTGTTAAGCTCTTTTTAATAGCATTTTTGTAGTCCTCTTCCAAAGCAGGATTATCATCTAAAGTGAAATGCCAGGAGGCAAGGTCGAGCTCTTCTTTTCTATCAATGTATCCTACCTTTAACCAGTGTCGCAAACCCTCGGGGTTAGCTGTAGCTAACAATTGAGCTCCCTTAATGCTCAGGCGGGTTTCAAGCATTTTAAAAAAAGGCTCAGGTATACAAGTGCACTCGTCTATATAAGCACAAGCGATAGTACTTCCTTGAATTCTTCGTACGGATCCTTCGTCATGAGCCCCTACAAAATATATCCTTCTACTGTAAAGCTTAGCCTCGTTTGTCTTAGAAGACGGAGGAGGAAAACCAAGAAAACCGTACAGCTGTCCTAATATATTTCTCTGTATTGATTCACGATTAACCCCGACGATCATTATATCACCAGCAGGACCGTTTTTAAGGAACTCTATTAGTCGCAGTATAGAGCTATAAGTTTTACCGGAGCGCACGGCTCCAATCCAAATATTTAATCTTTTATTTGATTCATTAAACGATTGTATTTGCTTAGGGCTGAGTGGCATTTTATTCCTCTTGCTTTGAAAGAGCCCGGATAGAAGATATTAAGTCTGTTAAAGAGGTGTCGTTAGGGCTCGTTACAGTCTTTAGTAATGCCTCAGCTTTAACTTTTTGCTCATGCTCGATCTTTCTCTTAGATATCTCTTCTTCATGAACCTTCAAGTCTCTACTATAAACTCCTAAAAAGCGTGATCCATAAGCAGTGGAAAGCGTAGTATTTTTTTGAGTTGAAAGGGCCATTAGGTCGCCAGCTGTCTTGTAATACTTGATAAAACATAATCTTTTTCTTAGTGCGTCCCAGTCATCGTAACAAAAATTTTTAGTGATAGCGTACCACTCCGTGAAGTGTACCATCGGGTCTTTGTCTGCTATACTTTTCTTTACAGCTGCCACAAGCTCTTGTCCCAAGAAGTCACACTCTTCATCGCTAAAAAGAAGCGGAGGCCTTCCCTTACCTACTG